TCCATGCCAGCGATCCCGCTTGTGGACGGAGGCTCAACGCCTTCGACCTCGTGAGGATCCACCATTTTGGCGATGACGATGCGAAGAAGTCCTTCAAGGAGATGGCAGACCTGGTAAGTAAGGATGAGCGTGTGAAGACGTTGATCACCCATGAACGACGTGCTGAGGCGAATGTCGATTTCTCATCCGATGGCGACTGGGAGAAACAACTGCGCTACATGCCGCGAAGCAGTCTGTTGGAGAACAGTGTATGGAATTTGAACTTGATCCTCAGCAACGATCCAGATTTCGCAGGGTTCGCATTCAACGACCTGGCGGGGCGCATCCAAGTCACATCTAAGCTGCCTTGGGACAGGCCGGTGGGAAACAGCTTCTGGCGTGATGCAGATACGGCTCAATTGAAGTCTCTCATCGACTCCCGCTATCTCGCATTCTCAAGCCGCAATCACGATGTGGCGTTCACGAAGATCGCAGACGATCGCCATTTCCACCCTATCCGCGATTATCTTAACGGCCTTCCACCATGGGATGGCGTCAAGAGGGTCGAGGAACTGTTCATCCATTACCTAAAAACCGACGATACTCCCTATGTCAGGGCAGTGACCCGAAAGACCTTTGCTGCAGCAGTGGCTCGCATATACCACCCGGGAACAAAGTTCGACAATGTCCTGGTGCTCGACGGCGAGCAAGGTATCGGCAAGAGCACGATCGTCAAGGACTTAGTGGGAAGTGACTACTACTCGGAAACCCTCTCGTTGGCTGACATGGAGTCAAAGGCAGGGGCTGAGAAGCTGCAGGGAGTTTGGATCGCGGAGATCGGGGAGCTGGCCGGCATGAAGAAAGCCGACATCGAACGCGTGAAGGCGTTCTTCTCCACCTCCGACGACCAATACCGCCCCAGTTACGGCAAGACGGTCGAAAGCCACCCGCGCCAGAGCGTGATCATCGCGACGGTCAACGGCGAACACGGGTACCTGCGCGATATCACCGGTAACCGGCGGTATTGGGTCATCAAGTCGCACCTGGAACGTCACCGGATGGTGTGGCAACCCACTGAAGCATACCGAACCCAGTTCTGGGCGGAGGCAAAGGCCATCTGGGAGAGCGGGGAAAAGCTGTATCTCGAGGGAGACTTCCTTGATGAGGCCGAGGCCGTGCAGATAGGAGCTATGGAAAACGATGACCGTGAGGGCCTTGTCAGGATATTCCTTGATACCCTGCTTCCCGAGAACTGGGATGCGATGGATATGTATGAACGACGCGCGTTCCTCTCCGAAAGGAACACTGGCATGACGGCGAAGGGCACTGTCAGAAGAAGTACGGTTTGCAACATGGAGATCTGGTGCGAATGCCTGAACAAGGATCCAGCACTCCTGTCCAAAAACGAATCATACCTGCTTACCGCCATCATGCAACACATCGAGGGTTGGGACAGGGCCCCCCGAGCCCACTTCCCCATCTACGGGCGTCAGAGAGGCTACACACGGGACAGCTGCAACTCCGGGACAGCTTATGATGAAGGCTGTCCCCACACTGTCCAGTGATGCAATTCATTCACAGAAAACGAATAACAGGGGATTCGGGACAGATGGACAGCAACAACTCAATAAGAGTATGCAGCTACTAGGAGAGGGAGGAATGCAACATGGGCACCCATACACACGCGTATACATATATAGGACACACTGTCCCGGCTGTCCACCTGTCCCGCATTGGAGGAGCAATGCTTGAGCGAGAGAATGGAATGCGGGGACCAAGATCAGCTGAGGGGAGTTCGAAAACAGGACCACCCAATTACTTCTTGCCGAAACCGTTCCCGCACATCTTCACCACAATACTGAGGTATGGATGTGCCACGCTCGATGAGAGCATGGCAGCTTTGGAGAACTCACCCTACATAGCAAAATGTCGCAGGACGCTGTGGGAACTCGGGGCACCGTTGACCGGGTGGCGTTGCGTCCGGGTCAGCGATCACGAGTCGGATGACTTCACCTGCGAACTCTGTGGGTGTACGAGAGTGCGGTATGTCCATGTGATGGAGCACCCAGAGTTCTCCCAGATGTTGAGCACGGGATGCATCTGCGCGGGCATCATGGAGGAGGACATCCTTGGTGCTAAAGAACGTGAACGCGAGGTTCGAAGAAGGAGCCAACGCAAGTCAAACTTCCTGAAGAAGGAGTGGGTTGAAGCATCTGAGAAACGATGGGTGTTGCGCTATAAGCACCGCAAATTCGTGATCGACACCGACAGTTTTCGCGGACGTGAGTACTACCGTCTTGAGATCGACGGCGAGGGATACCACTGGAAGGACAATGCGCGCATGACGTCCTTCCTAGTAGCCCAGCACTTCGCGTTTGACATCATGGACGGGGAATATGCTTGAGAAAGAGATCGAACTGCAGTTGGTGAAGACTGTGAAAAAGAAGGGAGGTCGGGCTGTGAAATTCATAAGCCCGGGCTTCGATGGGATGCCTGACCGATTGGTGCTGCTGCCCGGCGGGCGGTGCGGCTTTGTGGAAGTGAAGGCCGCAGGCAAAAAGATGAGGGCACTCCAACGGGTAAGGCATGAAATGCTGAAGGGTCTGGGGTTCAAGGCATACGTGCTGGATTCCAGAGAGCAGATAGAGGAGATCATCAATGACATATACACCGCATGACTACCAACAGTATGCGAGCGACTTCATAGAACAGCACCCCGTGGCTGCGGTATTACTGCAAATGGGACTTGGCAAGACAATCATCACCCTGACGGCGGTGCAGAACCTCCTCTTCGATTCCTTCCTGGTACGAAAGGTCCTGATCATCGCGCCCCTTCGGGTTGCAAGAGACACATGGCCTTGCGAAATCGGAAAGTGGGATCATCTGGAGGACCTTGTTGCATCAGTGGCCGTGGGAAGCACAAGCGAGCGCCTTGCAGCACTCGAACGCAAGGCCGACCTGTACATCATCAACCGCGAGAACGTGCAGTGGCTGATCGAGGAGACCGCCCTGCCCTTCGACTTCGACATGGTGGTCATCGACGAGCTCTCATCGTTCAAGAACCACCGCTCAAAACGCTTCAGGGCTCTGATGAAAAGAAGACCTATAGTCAGGAGAATCGTGGGCCTTACCGGGACCCCGGCAAGCAACGGCCTGATCGACCTGTGGGCCCAGTTCAAGCTCTTGGACATGGGATTGAGGCTCGGCAGGTTCATCACAGCATACCGCAATGCATACTTCATGGCGGACAAGCGCAATGCCCAGATGATCTTCAGCTACAAGCCTGCACCGGGATCCGAGGAGAGGATCTACCAAGCGATCGAGGACATTACCATCTCCATGAAGGCCCAGGACCATATCAGGATGCCCGAGCTCGTCACCAACGAGTATAAGGTTTCCCTCAGCGGTGAGGAGCGTTCTGCCTACGAGAAGCTTCGCAAGGAACTGGTCCTGGATGCCTCCGGGGGTCAGGTTACAGCGGCCAATGCGGCAAGCCTGTCCGGCAAGCTGCTACAGCTGGCAAACGGGGCTGTGTACACCGACGACGGGAAGACGATCGGAATCCATGACCGAAAGCTTGATGCATTGGAGGACCTCATCGAAGCAGCAAACGGACAAAGCGTGCTGGTGGCCTATTGGTTCAAGCACGACCTTCAGCGGATTGCGGGTAGGCTGGAGAAGCTTGGCGTGTCGTTTTCAACTCTGGATACGAGCGAAAGCCTCAAAAAGTGGAATGAAGGAAAACTCCCGGTCGGGTTGATCCACCCCGCATCGGCCGGACACGGGCTGAACCTCCAAAGCGGTGGCAATTGCCTGGTCTGGTTCGGACTGACCTGGAGCCTCGAGCTGTACCAGCAGACGGTGGCGCGCCTGTGGCGCCAAGGGCAGCAGTCCGAGACGGTGGTGGTCCAACATCTCATCACCGAGAATACCATCGATGAGCGCATCATGAAGGTTCTTTCAGGTAAGGCACTAACCCAGGATGCTCTGATCGAGGCGGTGAAGGCTGAACTAATCGGAGGTGCGCAATGACCGAGGCAAGCATGCGGCAGCTGGCTGCAGCAATCGTGGACCGAGCAGTGATGGACTGGCATAAGGCAGTAACCCAATTAGAGGACAATCCTGACTACCAGCATGCATGGGCTGCTAAGGATGAGATCGAGCGGTTCTTCGAGAGCGAGTGGTTTGGTTTTCTGTGCGACATCAACCCCGACTTCACCAAGATTCACCTACAGGAGGCAAGAGCATGAAAACAAAGGAATATCTGTCACAGGCATGGTATCTGGACAAGCGCATCAAGACCAAGGAACGCCAGCTCGATTGGCTCAGAAGCCATGCCGTCTACGTCTCCCCCAAACTCACCGAGGTCCCCAAGGCTCCGTCGATCCGTCGATCTCCCGTGGAGGAGGCGGTGGTACGGATCACCGAACTGGAAAATGAAATCAACACCAGCATCGCACAGTTGATGCGTCTCAAGACAGAGATCGCTGAAGCGATCCGGAGTGTGAACAGCATGGAGTGCGAGACGCTGCTGGAGATGCGTTACATCACCTTCCTAGGTTGGGACCAGATCGCAGCCCAACTGAATTACAGCCAGGACTACATCTACCACCTGCATAGGAAGGCGCTGGCGCTGGTGAGGGTTCCTTCTATATGATATTTTGTTCCACCCTATTCCTGGGTGGAATATTCATAAGCTACAGAATATGGTCTTAATTTTATCAAAATGATAGTCTAATTATTATCATCATCAGGAAAGATCGAAACTAAATGCCCATCCTTTACTTTGAATCCCATTTGAAGTCCCTTATCATCCCAATCAGGATTCTTGAATAATCTTGACTGAATAATGAAATGGTATGCGTTTGTATCTATTGATTTCAAATAGAGTCTATTCAGTAGAAAAAGCGCAGCAAGAGAACCAACAACTGATTGCAGGTTAGCAGCATCAAAGTTATTAATACGATCGTGTTTAACAGCATTGTAATTTTTCCACCAAACCATTGTTCCAGAAAGGTTTTCAAATGGCTTGATCTCACAGTTGAAGTAGTTTATTAGAATCCTTTCTGATTCAACAGAGGGAAATCGGCTTTTTATATCAACTGCATAATCTTTCATTGTTTTATTATTGGCTCTTGGATACCCACACATATCCTTGAGTATTACGTCGATCTCTGAACAAACCGTCTGTAAAAGTGCAACATACTCATTCGAGAACGTTCCATAATTCGTTTCATCGAAAGAAACATAATCTCCCGTGATCAGAAATCGGTTTTCTAGATGTAGATAATATCCCCAATAGACTTTCTCAAATTCTTTAATATTCATGGATCTCAATCCTTTTGTAGGCTTTTCAACAAAATCAACCCGACTGCCATTTCTTTCTCAGTAATAACCATAGAAAATTCTATTACTTAGGATAGCACAGATTATCGTTTCCTAAAATTCACAATATGAACCGTAATCACTCCAGGAACACTTGTATCCAATCGTTAAATTATCAGAAAATAACAGTTGTGCTCAGTTCGCGTTCCACGCTACTGTACACTCAGACAAGTCCAATCGAGAGCTCGGGAATTCCTCCCGGGCTTTCTTTTTGCCCCAAGGAGTACCCCTCATGCCCTACAAGCCCAAGCGACCGTGCAGCCACCCAGGCTGTCCACATCTCACCGACGGTCGGTACTGCGCGGAGCATGCGAAAGAGGCTGCGAGCACCTACGAACGCAACCAACGAGATCCCGGCACCCACAAGCGCTACGGATCCTCTTGGAGGAAGGCCCGGAAAACATTCCTTGAAGGGCATCCCTTCTGCGAGCTGTGCAGGAGAGAGGGACGCCTTACACGAGCGACGGTTGCCCATCATATCACTGCCACTAGATATGGTGGTACGGATGACGAGGAGAACCTCATGGCACTATGCAACAGGTGTCACTCGGCCCTCCACGGGCGCCAGAGAGACCGATGGAACGTTAAAAGGTAACTATTTGTAGCGTCAGCCCTAGGGGTATCTGAATCTCTACACCATATATGGTGTACAACGGGCAGGGGCAATCACGCGTAAAAATTGAAATTCAAACGGGGGATTGACCCCCGTCTTTTTGTAAGGGGGCGTAGCATGGCAAAGGACGGCACCAACCGTGGTGGTGCACGCATAGGCGCGGGGAGAAAACCCAAGGCACTCTCCGAGAAGATCGGTGAAGGCAGAAGTGCGAGCGTGGTGCAACAGCCTGAACCTGCCGACCTTGAGGGTGTGGACATGCCTCCGGTCAAATATTACCTGACGGTCACCCAGAAGAGTGGCATTGATCTCGATGCTGCAGAGGTCTTCCAGGAGACATGGAACTGGCTCAAGAGTATGCGCTGTGAGAACTTAGTCAGCAGTCAGATCATCCATCAATATGCGATGGCGGTAGCGCGCTGGATCCAGTGCGAGATGGCTGTCAGCGAGTACGGCTTCTTAGCCAAGCACCCAACCACCGGTGCTGCGATCGCATCTCCTTACGTGGCGATGAGCCGTGAGTACATGAAGCAGGTGAATCAGATCTGGTATCAGATCTTTCAGATCGTGAAAGAGAACAACGCAACCTCCTACCAAGGAGCGAACCCTCAGGATGATATGATGGAACGACTGCTCACTGCGCGGCGAACCTAGCGATAAATCAAACAATCAAAGGAATTCAAACATGAAACACTACCTCACCTCCGAGAGTGTCTGCTGCGGACATCCAGATAAACTCTGCGACTACATCGCCGACTCGATACTCGATGCCTGTTTGAGCAGCGATGCCTACTCACGCGTAGCGTGCGAAGTCATGGCAACCAAGGGTAGGATCATTGTCGCTGGTGAGATCACCAGCCGGGGCAAGATCAATGTGCGCGAAACGGTGCGTACTGCGCTCACCGAATGCGGCTACGATGCGAAGGACTATCGGATCAGTGTATTTTTGCACAACCAGAGTGGTGATATCGCAAACGGTGTCGATAGGGCCCTGGAGATCAGGGATGCCGATGGCACACACGACGAACTGGGAGCTGGGGACCAAGGTACGGTGTATGGCTATGCAACCGATGAGACACCCAGTGGTATCCCGCTGCCGCTTGAGCTTTCTCATCGTATCTGTCGCACCCTGGATGAGCAGCGCAAGAGCACAGCCATCTTGGGTATCCGTAGCGACGGCAAAGCACAGGTCACCATTGAGTACGAGGACGGCAAGCCAAAGCGCGTAGCTGCGATCATCGTCTCGGTGCAGCATGACCAGGATAAGGACCTGGACACCCTCAAAGGAGAGATCATCAAGCGGGTGCTCTACCCTGCCTGCAGTGATTTCCCCTTTGATGCGCACACCCGCATCCTCATCAACCCATCAGGTCGTTTCGTCGAAGGAGGCCCTGGTGCCGACACCGGCCTCACGGGGCGCAAGATCATGGTAGACACCTACGGAGGCCTGGCCCTCCACGGAGGCGGTGCCTTCAGCGGCAAGGATGCGACAAAGGTCGACCGATCGGGTGCCTACATGGCGCGCCTAGTGGCCAAGAACATCGTGGGTGCAGGCTTGGCAAAGCGCTGCGGTGTTTCGATCTCGTATGCCATCGGCAAAGCCGAACCGGTTGCCGTGAATGTACACACCTTTTCAACTGGCAAGGTGGATGATGAGCAGCTTGCCGAAGCTGTTCGCACCGTGTTCAGCCTCAAGCCAAGCGATATCATCGAGCAGTTGGGACTTCGTAGCCCAATCTACAACCTTACCTCCTGCTACGGCCATTTCGGCAACGCGCTCTTCGCATGGGAGCAGGTGAGCGAGCGATATATCGAAGCGCTCAGGAACGAACTGGAACAGCACGACTGAAAGGAAACACACCATGAGAATCCAGAAGATGAGACTGTCGGATCTGAATCCGGCAACATACAACCCACGCAAAGCGCTCAAACAAGGCGATGCCGAGTACGAGAAGCTCAAGAGATCGCTCGAGCAGTTTGGGTATGTCGAACTCATTGTGGTCAACACGACCAACGACAATACTGTCATATCCGGCCACCAACGGCTGAATGTCCTGATGGACATGGGAGTAGCCGAGGAGGACTGCATCCTGGTCGAGTTGGATACCGACAAGGAGAAAGCCCTCAATATCGCCATGAACAAGATCAATGGCGAATGGGACAAGGACAAGCTGGCCTTGCTCATCACCGAGCTGCAGGGGCAAGACTTCGACGTATCGCTTACCGGTTTCGATCCGGCTGAGATCGATGATCTGTTCAAGGATTCGCTTGCCGAGGGCGTACACGACGATGATTTTGATGTGAATGCTGAGCTCGAGAAACCTGCGATCACCAAGAGTGGGGACCTGTGGAAGCTCGGGCGACATCGCCTGGTATGCGGAGACAGCACCAAGAGCGAAACCTTTGAGCTGCTCATGGCGGGTTCGAAGGCGAACTTGGTGGTCACCGACCCACCGTATAACGTCAACTACGAGGGCCAAGCAGGCAAGATCAAGAACGACCATATGGGCAATGATGCCTTTTTGCAGTTCCTGCTCGATGCCTTTACCAACACTGCCTCTCATATGGCAGACGATGCCTCCATCTACGTCTTCCATGCCGATACCGAAGGGTTGAACTTCAGAAAGGCCTTCAGTGAGGCGGGCTTCTACCTGTCGGGAACGTGCATCTGGAAGAAACAGTCACTGGTGCTCGGTCGGTCGCCGTATCAGTGGCAACACGAACCGGTGCTCTTCGGATGGAAGAAAAAGGGCAAGCACCAGTGGTACACTGGACGCAAGGAATCGACCATCTGGGAATTCGACAAGCCCAAGAAGAACACTGATCATCCCACGATGAAGCCGGTAGCCCTGATCGCGTATCCGATCATGAACTCCTCGATGAGCAACACGCTGGTGCTCGACCCGTTCGGCGGGAGCGGCAGCACCCTGGTCGCCTGCGAACAGACCGAGCGGTCATGCTGCACCATCGAGCTGGATGAGAAGTACTGCGATGTGATCATCAAACGCTACATCGAACTCACCGGCTCCTCGGCAGGGGTGACTGTACAGCGCGATGGATTGGATTACAGCTACGAGGAAGTCGCCTCCGAGGAGGCAACCGATGGATGAGATCACTCTGATCGCCACGATTTCGGTATGCCTGTTCGGCTCGGGAGGCATCGTATTGTGGCTGCTCAACCGCATGGCAAAACGAAGCGACGACCGCCTGGGATATGCGAAGGACCTCAAGGAAATCAAGACCACCATCACCAGGATCCAGATGGGTCTGGTCATGGCCTTGGAGAACGACAAGGTCATCTTCAAGTCGCTGAGGACCCATGAGATCAACGGGGAAAGCGAGGAGCAGGAGAAGAAGATGGATGAGTACTTTCTGTCGCTGCTCGGCACCAAGGGAGGCGAACGATGACCCTCAGTATAATATTGCTTACCTTCGCTGCATTCCTGGGACTGGTGATGGAACTGTATAAAAAGACCCTTCGCCGTGACAGGGCAAGCGAGAACGAGATCAAACTGGTCGCCCTCGCCTTTTCTCTCGTCTTAGCGTATGTGACCTACCGGGTCGCACCGGCATCCACTCCGGCAGGAGAGCTCAACAGCACTCCCTACCTGGTGGTCCTGTACACCATAGCGATCTACTTGCTGCAGCTTCCTGCGTGCATGGCGTTTTGGAAACCGTTGGTAAAACGGTTTATACGGGGGAAAGCCGATGCATGACATCTTTCAGCTGCTGATCCTCATCATCTTGGGGTTGTTGGGCATCACACGATTGCAGGCATCCAAGACCAAGGATCTGAAAAAGGATATCCAACGAGAGCGGGAAACGGTAAAGAAACGAGCACAGCAATTGGAGAAGATCAATGAAGTACAGCAGAAGATCACCACCATCACCCAGGAAAAACCTCCTGAGAAGATCGAACCTCCCCAGCGCGGTGATACTGCTGGCCGTCTTGATCGTCTCAACCGGCTGCACGAGCGTGCCAACACTCGAAACGACTGAACCGTATCGACAGATCCTGGTCTCGATGGCACCCGAAGCCCCAACGCTTCCAGATTTTCCGGTACTGAGCTGGTCATATACCGACGGCCTCTACGGTATCAGCGAGGCGGATGTCGACAAGCTTCTGGACTATGGGGAGAATGCGCTACCGCTGTTTACCCACCGCTACGATCAATACCTTCGCCAGATGCGACTCCTTCTCGATGCGTTGGCAAAGCCCTAGGACAAAGGACTTGCTATTCATGCAAAACTGAGCAATCAATGCACACTGACACGGAGGATATCTATGGATGAAATGAATCGAAAACGGGTCGAAGTACTCAAAAAACAATATCCCCCAGGGTGCACCGTCGAGCTGGTGAGCATGGATGACGAGCAGGCCCCACCGGCGGGGACCAAGGGTAAAGTAATCCACGTGGATGACATCGGAAGCATCCACATTGCGTGGGAAACCGGCTCGACTTTGGCCGTGGTGCCGGGGGTCGATATGGTGAGAAAGCTGGACGAAGAAATACCTACAAAATAGTGTATCTTATTTTCATATATACACTTGCTATATATCCATCTTTGAGTGATTACTACAGTACGAAGAAACACACACCAAAGAGAGGTAGAGAGCATGGAAAAGACAACACGGTTCGGAATTGAGATAGAGATGACAGGCATCACCCGCAAGGATGCAGCCATGGCGGCCCAGACGGTCCTCGGTGGTGAGCTGCGTTACGGCGGCTCCTACTACGACACCTACGAACTGCAGACCTTCGATGGCCGCACCTGGAAGTTCACCTACGACGGATCCATCCGATGCGAAACCAAGCGGGGCAGGATCAAAGAGAGCGCATCGCGCCTCTACAGCGTCGAGCTGGTCAGCCCGATCCTCACCTACGAAGCCGATATCGAGAATTTGCAGGAGGTCATCAGGGCACTGCGCAAGGCCGGAGCGTTCACCAACAACTCGTGTGGCATCCACATCCACCTCGACGGAGAGGCACACACACCGCGCTCGATCAGAAACTTCGTGAACATCATCTACGCCCGAAACGACCTGTTCTACAAAGCCCTCGGCATCGAAGCCACCCGGGCACGGTATTGCAAGAAGATGGACGAGCACTTGGTGACGACCATGAACCGCGCCAAGCCGACCACCTTCGCAGAGATCGAGAGCATCTGGTACGCAGGATACCAAGGCAGCCGCGAAGCCCATTACCATCAGAGCAGGTATCATTTTTGCAACCTTCATGCGTTTTTCCA